ATGCATTTGATCCTAGGCTTCTCCTGGGGCTGGTGGTGCATCTCCGCCTTTGTACGCGCCTTCTGAGCCGCGCTGTCCTGTTCGGTTAGCACGGTCTCAAGTGTCGCGGGTACGGCGACGCCGGGATTGCGGACGAATTGTTTAACAAACTCGCGCGCGTACTCGGCCAGCTCCTCGGGAGGGACAGCTTCATTAATATTGGGTTTCACACGCTCCTCAACGTAACTGCGGGCGGCAGCCTGTGTGGCCGAAACGACCACCCCCGGTTCTGTTACGATGGGGGGGGCGATGTATTCAGCTTTAACGGCACCAACGTCGTAAAAGTTCTCCCCCGGCTGGTAAGGGAGGATCACGAGGTTTGGGCCGGCACGCAGCGCGAGTGGGATCGCAAAGAACTCCACAAGAGTGATCAAAGCAGCCCCTGCAATGGGGTACTTCCACTCACGCGTGAAGCGCTCGGCTTCCGCGGCGTTCCACGACTTCGTTGCAATCGAAGACAAGTGGTGAAGCGCGCGGAAGGCGTTCTCGGGCATGCGCACAGCAGAGTTGCTTGCAGCGTCGAGCTTGCGTTTTATAGAAACAAATGGTTCCCCGTCTTGTAAAAAAGTGGCCAACTAAAAAGTGGCCGACCGGGTAGACGCAACTCATGCGCCCGAGCTCCGGAAACTCAATGGGATGGCCGTTCAACATTGTAGAAAGAATACTGTACATGTTGGGCGTTCCCAGATGAGTCGATACCGGAGTCAGGAACACTACTTGCTTTGCCTGGTCGGGCTGCTTGTGGCGTGTGACATCATAGATGGTGAACCTTGGAATGGTGGTATTGTGCCTTATAATCAGCTGGTCTTTGCTGTAATCAAAGAGCCTCTGGCGGTAAAAAGCCCCGCCGTTGACCCGCTCAACTACTTGATTTTCGTCTTCAAAATAATAGACCGAATCTTCGTTGCGGCCGGACAAGTTGTCTACCAAAAGTGTGTAGATAGCAATTGCCCGACCGGCGAACTCGCTCAGGTCATCAAAATAATACTCCTGGTCAATAATTGTTACAAAAGCGTCAACCGGAATCTGGCGCTGTGGGACAATGGAGCTGGCGAAATCTTTCATCGAGTGGACGACACGGTACCCCTGGACCTCGAACCCTGTGTCGCGCTTAGAAGCTGCGGGGCTCGGATCAAACATTGGGGCGCCTGACTTGGTGATGGCCGTCCGAATAGAATATACTGCATCGTTGCGGGCCTTGGCCGCGGCGGGGTGTGAATGTCCGGCCGCGGGTTTAAACCCGGAATCGACGTATTTAAAATTGCGAGCACATTGACGATAGATGTTATTGGTCGTGCCCGACTCATAATGCACGCTCCGAAGCATAACGACGAAGCGAGCGTAGTAATTAATGCCGTTGGATTTGCGCGAGGTCGCAATCCGTAAAGCGAATATAATCCCACCTGTCGCCGCAGCTGCGACGACGGCGGTACGCAATGGTCCCATCATATCCCGAAG